GTTCCTATCAAATAGTAATAAAGATGCTGTATTTAAACAAAAGCTTGATGGTTTACTTGAGATGGCACTTAAGTCTCAACAAGTAAGTATAGCATCATTAGCTGAGAGTTTACTTGATGATTCACCTAAAGATATTATTCATAAGCTTAAGAGATCTGAGCAAGAGATGCAGGAGAGACAATCTCAGCAGTCTCAGATGGAGCAACAAATGCAGCAACAAGCATTACAAGCTAAGCAGCAAGAAGTTCAAGCTAAGATGGATATTGAGAATCGTAGGTTGGAGCTTGATCAGTATATTGCTGATAGTAATAACCAAACTAAGATACAAGTTGCTGAGATTAGCGTATATAGTAGGCAAGAAAACCTAGACCTTGATCAGTCTGGTGTACCTGATCCTATTGAATTAGCTAATCTATCACTTAAGGAACGTCAGGAACAATCTAAATTATTCCAAGATAAGATGAAGCATGACCGTGAGATGAGTATTAAGGAAAGAGAACTTAATGCTAAGAAAGATATTGAGGATAAGAAGATTGAGGCTATTAAAGTACAGAATGCTTCCCAAGAAAAGATAGCTAAGCAACAAATGGAGATTAAGAAGAAAGAGATGGCTAATAAGCTTAAAATTGAGCAAATAAAGGCCAAGAATAAAAATAAACCAAAAGAGTAATAAATTTATGCTATAAAGAAAAGTCTAAGTAGCTCTTGCAAGCTATTGACTTTTATAATATTAAACATTATATTAATCTATAGAACATGTCAAAGGAAAAAAACAACACAAAGGAAAACACTGATAACCCATTTGCTGGGTTTGGTGTAATTAATCTTAACCCTACGGCACCTAGTATTATACAGGCTCCTAAGGTTGATGAACCAGTAAGTAAAGTGGAAACAGGGGATAAAGTACCCAACTTAACTGATGAAGAAGATAAAGAAAGAGCTGCTGAAGCTACTAAATTTGTTGAAGAGCCTATTCAAAAGAAAGAAGCTCCTAAAACAAAAGCTATTGAAACCTCAGAATCAGATGAGGAGGAAGAGGTTGAGGAAAGACAGGAGAAAGTAGATACTGATGAAGAGGTATCTCCTTACAGAGCTTGGGCTGAAGATCTTGCTAATAAAGGACTTCTAGCTTATGATCCTGAGAACTTTGAAGATAGTGAAGAAGGATTAACTAGAGCATTTGAAGATACAGTAGTATCACAGATTGAGGCTTATAAAGAATCTTTACCAGATGTATTCCATAGAATGCTTGAATACTATGAAGCTGGTGGTGATTTAAGACAGTTTTCAAAGGCTTACTTTGAAGGAATTAATTGGTCAAATTATGATATATCTGATGAGTCAGCACAAAAGTCTGTTATTAGAGAGGCTTTAGCAATGGCTGGTGAATCTAAAGAAGATATTGATGAGATGATTAATGAGTGGTCAGACCTAGGTACTCTTGAGAAGCATGCTAAGCGTAATCTTAGTAAGCTACAAAAAGCTCAAGAAGATTATAAGTCTGAAATGGTTGAATACCAAAAACAGCAGGAAGCTGCTCAAGCAGAAGCTAATAGAAGGCATTGGGAATCATTTAGACAAGATTTGTTTTCTAAAGAAAACATTAAAGGGTTTAAATTAACTCCTAAGCAAAAAGAAGATATGTGGAGATTTATTACTGTTCCTGATAAAAGAACAGGTCTCACAGGCTTACAAAAGCACTATGAGGAAGATAAAGACTCTCAGCTTCTTTATACCTATTTAGCTATGAACAACTGGAATTTAGATTCTCTTAAAAGAGAAGTTAAAAATGAGGTAACTAGTAAGTTATCACAAAGCTTAAAGAATATTAAGAATACTGATTCCAGAGCTAAAGTATCTAAAGGTCAAACTGAGAGATTCTCAGAAGAAACTGGTAAAAACTTTAGTGGATTTAAACAAGCCTTTTTAGGGCAATAAAATAAGAGTAATTGTTAAACTATATAAAATAAAACAACATGCAAATAAGTCCTTTGCAAATATCAACTATGAACTGGCATGCTGGTTTGACGCAAGATACTCACTTGAGTACCTTCTTCTTAACTGAGCCTGCTATTGCTTCACAAGTTGTGACTAGAATATACAACCGTGAGACTGGATGGAAGAACGCACTTTCAATGCTTACTGGTGGTATGGGTAAAACTAAAGAAATCGATGGTATCCAATACCGTTGGTATGTAATGGGAGATTCAGCTAAAGCTATTCCTATTACAAGAGCAGTATTTGATGCAGCATCTTCTGCTGGTATTGCTACTTCAACTTTCAAAATTGGAGTTGGTGAAAAATGGTTTGAAGAAGGTGATGTACTTATTCCAGATGATGCACGTTATAAAATGCGTGTTATGGGTCAACCATACTGGGATGGAGTAGATTACATCCTTACCTTACAATTAGTTACTAATGACCAGACTTTCTTTGTTCCTGGTTCATTGTTAACTGTAGGTAAAGAAGTTTCTCAAGAATTTAACACTGTAGAACATGATCATTCAAGAACATCTGGAGAAACTCACTATGCTACTCCATTGATGCTTGAGAACTACATGACTACTATCCGTAAGAAATACTCTGTAACTGGTGCTGTACATGATAGAGTACTTGTTATTCAGCTTATGAACCCAGATGGTACTCAAATGTCATCTACTTGGGTAAAGTATGCTGAGTGGGAATTTTGGAAGCAATATATGGATGAAAAAGAGCTTATGCTTATGTTTGGTCCAAGCAACGTTTTCCAAAATGGTACTACTAGCTTAAAAGGTGCTTCTGGTAATCCTATTTACTCTGGTGCTGGTCTTGAAGATCAAATTGCTCCAGGTAACAAGCGTTACTATACTCAACTTACTGAACAGTTCTTACGTGACTTCATGAATGACCTTTCTTACAATGGTACTGAAGATGGTCCACGTGAGTATGTTGCACTATGTGGTCGTGGATTCATGGATCTATTTGACCAAGCAATGAAATCTTCTGCTCAGAAGTTTACTTTGGTTGACTCTAAATTTATCACTGGCCGTGGTCAGGATTTAGGATTAGAAGGTCAGTTCATGCAATACACTGGTTTGAATGGTGATAAGATTACTTTGAAGGAGTATCTTCCTTACAATAGTACTCGCCGTAACCGTTTGTTACACCCACAAACTGGTCGTCCTGCTGAGTCTTACAAAGCTACATTCCTTAACTTCAAGTCTTATGCACAAGGTGAACCTAACATTCAGGTTGTTCACTCTAAAGGTCGTGAGCTTGTAACTACTTATGTAGAAGGTATGTATGGACCTTATGGACCTAAGAAAAATGGTACTTCTGCTACAGCAGTTGATGGATATGAATTCCACGCTATGTCAGAATGTGGTATCATGCTTAAAGATCCTACCAATGCTGCTCAGTTGATACTTGACGTTGATACTCTGTCTTAATTGACATTAACCAATAAATACTGTATATTTGTGCCCAGTCCCAGTGACTGGGTACACTTATACTAAACAAAGGAAAAAACTAAAAGGAAGAAAAAAATGACTACTTACGAAGTAAAACAATTAGTTATTAAGCCTGTTGTCAGGCCAAAGTTTTCAGGTATCAGTTCTTATACTAACGCATTTGTTACTATTAGTACTGAATTATCATCAAGGACCAAACTTTATAAAACAGGTCTTACGCCAGCTGAAGCTAGGCATTATGAAAAGGAAATTGGTTTGGAGCATGGAGTATTAAGTCCTAATCCTAACAACCCTAAATCTGCTGAATTTTGGGGTGGTATGTCAGTTAGATTATTTGCTGATAAACCTACCTTTATAACGATTGAGGGGCCATTAGATGAACTTAAAGAGCGTATCATTAGGAATAGCTCTAAAGTAGCTGAAAACAGCTTAAAAGCTAAGCAATCAGGTTCTGCACTATTTTATGTAGATGATCCTGAAGCAGTAGCTAAAGAAGAGTCTACAATTATTGACTCTAAGTATGAAGCAATGAAAGCCTTGCTTGATACATCTCCTGAGGAGAAACGTGGTATACTAAGGCTTTATGGTAGATTAGCAGAAACTATGTCTGAAACTATGGTTAAGGCAGAACTTGCTAAGAAGGTTGAATTAGATCCTAAAGATTTCCTTGATAAAATCAGGGATAAAGATCTTAAGACAAGGATATTCCTTGAGGAACTAATTGATGCTGGATTATTAAAGAAAAAAGGTCCTTATACTTACAATGGTGATGATATGATTGGTGGTTCATCAGATGAGGTAATAGCTTACCTTAGTGATATTAAGAATCAGTCAATTAAATTAAACCTCTCAAATAAGTTAAAAGCTTATAGGAGTGGTAGATCACCTAAGAAAGGTAAAGACACTGATAACATTGTAGATTAATAATAGACTATGACAATACAGGAAGCACACATTGAATTTAAGTTTAGGATGGATAAGTTTGATAGCTTAAACTATCCTAACTTTCTTCCTGAAGAAATTGATCTAATACTTAATCAAGCTCAGGATAGATATGTTAAACAGCGTTACGGTATAACTAACCCTAAGAGACAGTCTTTTGAAGAAACACAAAAGCGTACTAAGGATCTTAAGGAACTAGTCGTAAATGCTGTATTAGCTCCTGCAGCTACGGCTGCAGATAATATTACCACAAACGCTGTGTTTGTTACTTTACCAACTGATCATTGGTTTGTTATACAAGAAAGATGTCAAATATCTTATGATGATTGTAAAAAAGAACCTGTATTAACTTATGTTAAAGTTAAACCTATACAACATAATGAGTTTGATGAAGCTATAATTAATTCTTTTAGAAAGCCTGATAAAACTAAAGTATTAAGGCTTATGGAAGATGGTAGAGTAGAACTTATACATGGTGATAATATTACTATTGTGGACTATAGATTAAGATATTTAAAACAACCAGTAAGGGTAGATATTACTACTA